TAGATCTACAATTAATAGAGTTGCGCAGTGAATTAATCAATGCAGCAAGCTTCCAATCGGCCGAACGAAATCCATTTGGCGAAAACACGTCGCAGTCGGTGCAAGAGAGTTTGAACCTCCCTGCCACCCACCAAGACAAAAAGAAAGGTAGCGATGAAGATTTACCCTTTTAAAGTTCCAACATTTCCACACATGGCAATATATAGAGTTAAGTATATGATAATCAGCAGTATATGTATTTATGTAATGTGTGGAATATGCGTGGAATGTGTTGGAAGGTGTGGAAAGTTTTTTGAGTTTCCAACACATTCCACACATGTAATGAGTTAACTAATTGATAATCAGGCGTGTGGATGTGTGGAAAAATAAAACCCAAAACATAGCATGCTTTTTAAAAAAAAAACATTTTTTTCATGGACAAAACAGCGAAAACAACAAGAAAAGTCGAAATACCAGTTCGACAGGCAATTGCCGAAGACATTTTAGTAATTAGAAAAGATGGATCGGAACACCTCCGGTATGGTCAACCATATTACCTACAAGGTAAAGATGGTTTGATAGATAAAACCTATCACATAAGTATAGACGATGACGTAATGGATCTATTGGATTACGTTAGCCGACAAATATTATTTGTGCCCTCCGTTCGAACGGAGTTAGTTCTGGCCCGAGGTAAAGATTTAAAAGAAAACAATAAACAGATCCGCGAAGGCTTGGTCATATTTGTTGCCGATGCAAACGATAATATTATTCTACAGCCTTATGTACTTACCGAGCAAACAGATGTGTATGCACTACAATCTTTATTAGAACACAACAGAATTTATATACATAAAGAATATGGGTTATAGTTTTTTAGAAATTTGGCAAATAATAGATGCGTGTAACACCATCGAGGAACTAACCGAGGTAATTCGGATTATGAGAGAACTAAACTTAGTCTCCAACGAGTCGGCCAGAGTAATGGCTTTTATAAAAACAATAGAAATTTTTGACATTAAAAACGATTAATTATGAACGAAAAAATAACAGATAAGATTGTAGGATTTGTATGTGCTTCACACAAGCTTAAAGAAAAGGATATTACCGTAGTGCGACCATTTAAAGCTTCGCATTTAGGTATAGAACATAAGGGTAAATAATTAGGAAGAGCAACCATAGATTATGGTAAAAACAAAATACTTGTAACCACTACTAAAAAAGTATTGGAAATAGCCTTTGCTGGTGAAAAAACCTAGCATGTCACTATACATTATACACATATATGTGTATATTTGTAAACATGTTAAAGAAAGTACACAAACGAGTTAATATTATAGGTATACGCCTGGTATACCAGGACTTGAAAACTGCAAAGAACGATCCTTTGCAACCTTTTTATAATATATCCCTCCCCGAATCTTCTGAAAGGGCTTACACTACACTTGGTGGTGTAAGCTTCTCAGAAGTAGGCAGCATGGGAAGTGCTGGTATGATATATATAAAAACAGCACGCATACAATTTCCAAACAACGATGTGAATCGTGCTGCTAGAATAGAAAAATACATTACATGCAAAGCAGTACTACTAGATCTATGCGATGGGTCGGTTCTGGAATTAGGTAAAAACGATTACTTCCAGAACAGTGCTGTTAAAGCAAAAGTAGAAAATACGCATAACGGTACTACTATAACCTACACTACACAAAGCATTAACCCATCTGGCTATACCACCATATTTGGATTGCCAGAAGAAATACCTGTTGATTTATAATGAGTAGATTATTAAACATAGATCCTAAGCAGAACAGTGCCGAGAAAGTAATGCAATTACTTGGGGTCCCGGCAGACATGAAGCTAATGGCCAATGAGATAAACGAAATTATCGATGCTATTAACTACCTATATAACTACGGTACTGGCGGTGCATCGCACCCAATAAGTGCATCGTTGCAGTTTGTTAGCCTACGCGGAATAAACACTACTACGCAAGAAGAAGATGTATATATTGCTGAGGGCATAAGCCGAATTAATATTACTAAGAATCCAAACCTACTTCCATTTGTATATGTTTTGCGAAAGACCTTGGAAGGCGATGTAATTATCGGCTTCCAGCAAACATTATATTTACTGCTTGCTAGAGAAGACATACAAGCCGAACATATTGTAAAGCTGAACACCTCGCAAAAATTAATAAAAGATATTGGCATTTTTGCAGGTGGCACTATACAGTATAACATAAATAACTCTTCCCCTGTTACATTACGTACAAATCAAGTGTTGAAAATGCAAACGGATGCAGTTCGCTATTACCTGTTCACTGGCAATAGTGGTTCTTATGGAACAAATATGGGTCAAGTAGATGCAGATGATTTACATTATGTAAATAATGAACCTTATCAAGAACCAGACTTACCTTTAAGAAGTGAGGTTTACATCCCCTTCACTTTTGGTGATTCACAAACTATACAAATACCACCCTACAAAAAAAAATCAGTTGATGTATATATAAACGGAGTGCTCTTGCAAGAGCATCAATACAACGAATTACACAATACGAATGAAGTGGAAATACTAACAACATTACCAGGAAATGAAGGTATAACAATTAAATACACACCAGAAAATGAAAGATAAAATAAATCTTTGGCAAATAGAAAAAGGCGACGAGCTTAAGAATATAGGCGAAAAAGTAAATAGAAACGAGGTTGTCTTAATAGAGGGAGATCAAGATATATATGATCTAAAGAACTTTAAGAAAAACCCACGAAGCGAAGAACATGCTACTTCCAAGTATGGATTGGTTCCAAAAGAGCAAATGGACATCGCTTTAGGGGTTAAGGCAAATAAAGACCAGGTTCTTAATAAAGTAACTGAAGACGCACAAGAAGTTGCTGGCCCCGTACGCTTCAACAAGGTGCCACGCTCAACTGAAGATGCAACTAATGGCGATGATCTTGTAAGGAAATCGCAGTACGATGTTGACTTGGGCAATAAGGTTGATAAAGACGGGAGTAAAGGGCTTTCGGAAGAAGATTTCACAACTACCTTAAAGAACAAGTTAGATAATATAGAGGTTGGCGCAGAGGTCAACACTGTAGATTCTGTTAACGGTAAGACAGGGGTTGTTACCGTTACAAAGTCCGATGTAGACCTTGGAAATGCAGACAACACTAGCGATGCTGATAAACCTGTATCTACAGCTCAACAAACAGAACTTGACAAGAAGGTTGATAAAGTAACAGGAAAAGGACTGTCAGAGTTTGATTATAATCAAACAGAAAAAGACAAAGTTGCAAAAGGTGTTATTGCACATGGATGGGGCAATCACGAAGATGCAGGTTATGCTAAAGATAATGAAGTTGTAAAAATAACTGAGAAAGGAGAACCAGGAGGGGTAGCAGAATTGGATGATGACGGGAAAGTTCCTGTTTCACAACTACCTTCATTCGTATCGGACGTTCTGGAATTCGATACATTAGGCGATTTTCCAGCCACAGGAGAATCGGCTGTTATATACGTAGCGAAAGACACTAACAAGACCTACAGATGGTCGGGTACTGGTTATGTAGTAATTGGAGATGGTGATTTAGTTTTAGGAGAAACATCCGACACTGCTTATAGAGGTGATCGAGGGAAATCTGCATATGATCATTCGAAAAAGGCTTCAGGTAACCCGCATAACGTTACAAAGTCCGATGTAGGCCTTGGAAATGCAGATAATACTAGCGATGCCGATAAACCTGTATCTACAGCTCAACAAACAGAACTTGATAAGAAAGTTGATAAAGTAACAGGAAAAGAATTATCGACTAACGATTTTACAACTACCTTAAAGAACAAGTTAGACAATATAGAGGCTGGCGCAGAGGTCAACACTGTAGATTCTGTTAACGGTAAAACAGGGGCTGTTACCGTTACAAAGTCCGATGTTAGTTTAGGCAACGCAGATAACACAAGCGATGCCGATAAGCCTGTATCTACAGCTCAACAAACAGAACTTGACAAGAAGGTTGACAAAGTAGCAGGAAAAGAATTATCGACTAACGATTTTACGAACGTATTAAAAGGTAAACTAGATAATGTAGAGGAAGGCGCACAAGTCAACGTCCAGTCAGATTATTTAGAAGCGAATATAGCTTCAGATACTTACATTAAAAACAAAGCAGCTACAGTTACTGTAGAAGATGATTTTGAATGGTCGGAGGGCGATTCTCAAATATTCGATGTGCAATACAAAGCAAGTAAACTGCTAGGGTGCTTTGTGAATGGACAAAGGCTATCTAAAAACCAAATAGACATTCGAGCCAATGGTTATGAAATATTAACCACTATGTATGGAAATAATACAATTACTATACTTTATGAGCACGATGTTATTTGGGAGAATATATATGGTTGCAAATACGATTGGACAATTGCTGCGCCAGAGGTTCATTATATTGGTAATTCTGCATTAAATCAATCCAAGCCTATTTTACAAAAATTTAGAAGATGCACTTTAAATGATGATGGTACCGTAAATTACTATTTAGACTCAGATAACAGTGCGAAAAAAGAAGATGGAGTTGAAGATGCATTGCTAGATGGTACAGACGGCCAAGTTATGGTTAGAGTGCCACGACACTATAGATTAAACACCCTAGAGGGTAATGTACATAATATAGCATTTAGCCTAACACCTTTTCCTGGTGCAATAGAAGTAAAGGAATATTACCATTCTGCATTCGAAGCGTCGGAGGATAGAACCAATGGCATGCTAGCTTCTGTTCGTAACCTTACAGAAAGATATAGAGGTGGAGGCAATCAATCGGCATGGGACAACGAAGCTCCTTCAAAATCTCAGCTAGGTAAACCAGTCACTTCAATTAGTAGAGTTGCTTCAGAAAAAAAATCTAATGCGCGAGGCGAGGGTTGGATAGATCAAGATATGCATCATTACGAAACGCTTGTGTGGCTTCAAATTCATGATTTTGGAACGCTAAATACGCAAAGTGTATTTGAAGGAGTTACAAATTTAAGCAGTTCGGAATGGTCCGATTTCAACGGTTATTATCCAGTAGTACAATGTGGATCTACAATTAGTTTAGGAAATAATAGCGGAGAAATAGAAGTGGTATTACAAGATTACCCAACTATTGGACAGACTAGATCTGTTAAAACATTTAGTTGGAGAGGAATAGAGAATTTCTACGGACACATTTGGAAGTGGGTAAATGGAGTTAATATAATAGACAACCAATATTACTTAAATCCTAGATATAGAAAGAAAAGAAGCAACATAGACGCAGATGGCTATTATCACATTGGATCTAGACCAACTAGCAACGGATATATAAAAGAATTATTCCCAGGGACTATACTACCTAAGGAATTAGGCGGATCTAGCAGTACATTCTATGCAGATTACCTTTATACAAACAGTGAAGAGTCTATTAGGGCGGTTCGCGTGGGTGGTTCGGGTATTTATGGCACGCGTGCGGGTGCGTTTGCCACGCATACGCATATCGCTCCTACGAGTACGAACGCGTATTCCGGCGCTCGACTTTGCTTCCAACCGTAAGCGAACACGGGGCGAATATTTTTCGCCCCAAAAAACAAAAACGGTGGCATGAAAACAAGGGCGGTTCGCGTGGGTGGTTCGGGTAATAATGGCACGAATGCGGGTGCGTTTGCCACGAATACGAATAACGCTCCTACGAATACGAACGCGAATTCCGGCGCTCGACATAGCTTAAGAAAATGAAGTTTTCATGGACCATACCTCTTGGTAAAAAATAAAGTATAATGAAAAAGAAGCCTTAGTATCTTAATTGTAGAAAGGGATTCAAAGTAAAGCAAAATGAAAAGAGTAGGTTATATATATAATAAAATCTATTGCATAAAAAACTTAAAACTAGCCGATGAAAGGGCTAGAATAAATAAAACAAAAAGAAAGGAGGTTAAAAAGCATGATGAGAATCGTGAAGCTAACCTTCAGAAATTACATGTTCTTTTAAAAACAGGTAAATATAAAACCTCCGAATACCAAGTATTTAAGGTGTATAAGCCAAAAGAAAGGGAAATATCAAAGCTTCCTTACTATCCGGATAGAATAGTGCATCATGCAATTATGAATATAATGGAGCCAATATGGACAGGCACTTTCACGGCCGACACATATAGTTGTATAAAAGGTAGAGGTATACACGCTTTGAGTTATAAGCTTAGGACTGATTTAGCAAACAATATTGAGGAGACAAAATATTGTCTGCAAATGGATATTAAGAAATTTTACCCATCTATAAATCATAATATCATGCTTGAGATTATAGAGAAGAAAGTAAAAGATAAATACTTTATAAATTTCATAAGCGAGATAATAAGAAGTGCCGATGGTTTGCCCATTGGCAACTATCTGTCGCAATGTTTATCAAACTTATACTTAACCTATTTTGACCATTGGATTAAACAAGTAGTGGGCGTTAAGTATTACTATAGATACGCAGATGACATGGTAATATTATTAGATAGCAAGGAGGAGCTATGGGAGGTGTTCCGGTTAGTACAAGAATATCTTAAAAAGAATCTTAAGCTAGAAATAAAAGAGAATTACCAAGTATTCCCTGTGGAAAAAAGAGGTATAGACGTGGTAGGTTATGTACACTATCATACTCATACTTTAATGCGGAAAAGCATTAAAAAAAGCATGGCCAAAGCTGTAAAAGCAAATAAAGAAAAAAGCATTGCTGCTTATTACGGATGGGCCAAACATGCCGACACTAAAAACTTATTAAGAACTTTAGAATTAGATAATTATGGAAACAAGAAAAACAACAAACGCAGATCACAAGCCAAATCCTATTGAGAATTTAGGCGATGGCACGTACCACTATAATTTTGATGTAGTCCAGGAAGAAACAGAAAAGGGAAACTCAGAAAGCTGGAGTTATAACCAGGTAAGACTTCCTTATCCTATTGACATAGAAAGAATTCAAAATAAAATTAATATTAATAAATTTAATCACACTGTAAATGAAAGTGAAGTCATTCGCTCAGTTGAATATTAAGAAAAGTAAAACTGATAGAATAGTTGGCGATAAAATAAAAATAAGACAAATCTTAAACCGAAAGATAATTGTACATAGCTATAAAATTGCACCTTCAAAATATGGAGGTGATTATTTAACAATGCAAATAGAATTAGACAACCAAAAAAGGATGGTAGAAACAGGTAGTAATAACTTAATGGAAATAATATCTAAAGCAACGAAGGAGGATTTTCCTTTCTCTACAATAATTGTGGAAGAGGATATGAGATTTGAATTTACCTAAAAACAAAACAAACATGGAAGGACTTAAAGAATGGCAATTAACCGAGGATATACAAACTCTAATTAACAATGGAGGCGAAGCATATGGTTGGGGTAATCATGCTGATGCGGGATATGCTACAGAAGCCTATGTAGATAATGCTGTGCAAGGGAATATTTTCTCTATAGGTAGATTTCTGTTCCGCACCGATCTTAATTTAAATAATGGTGATTTGGTGCCTTTAGAAAGCGAGGATCTATTTGGTAATGAAGCCATGTTTGGAGATCCTATTGGGAGAATAGGTGTAACCCAAAATGGAATCTATCGAATTACGGTTAGCGTAATGATAAAGGGTGGCAGAACAGCTGGCACGGTAACTATACAGACGGATAATCATGTAAAAACCATGGAGGTTAGCAGTAGCGGTAGACAGTACTATTATTCTTTCATCGAGAAGTTTGATGTGTTATTAAATACTTGGATACAAATTAAAAATGCGTATAACTCTAATCATTACGAGGTTATAGTAGAGGTAGAAAAATTAAAATGATGTAGTATCTTTTCTTAGTTACTAGTAACTAATAGTTGACTTAATTTATAAATGATGACCAACCAACAAGTCCACATACGCGAGCATTTAGTGCCTTTTCTATACCAAGAGTTCGATGGTGTGGAAAGGGTGTTTTCTGGCCGTAAGGTAAAAGTTGTAAGAATAACTAACAAATCTAGCTTAGGTAAGTGGCTAACTGCCATGCTAGAACATACTAACAAAGAAATTAAGGTAAGTAATTACAATATATACCTATCCATAGACGATAGGGAACACAGGCTTGCTCGTTTTGGCACGTTCTACATAAACTACAGGTCTAGCACAAAAGCCCTTGAGCTTACCGACGATCATAACGACATACTAAACGAACTGCTAGAAGACATGTTTCGTATAAGCATATATTACTTTGTTTCCTCCTATCAAATATTCTACAAAAAACGAGGCGGAGTCTTAGAGGGCATTAGAGAATACATGAGTGCCTACAATTTGCACGAACACTTTAGCGAACAATCCATTCGTATGTTATACTACCGAGCAAAAGAGTCGCCAAAATTACGACGAATACAGACCCAAGTGGCCAATCGCGTTACAAATTACTACTAAAGCATGTAACAGATTTGTATAGTATCTACTTGTATTTTTATTAAAAATAAAAGTATGATACCCTTATCCTCAGACATAGTATATAGCTCCACTTCGCGCTTATTAGAATACGGACTACTTGGAGTGTTTCTAGTGCTCTTAGGTGTCTTCGCTTGGCACTTATATCGTAAGATAGACGAGAATAGCAACGAGTGGAAAGACATGGCGAAATCCATGAACAAAAACTACACTGACATTGTTCTGCAACAAAACGAACAGAACAAAAAGCTAATCGCTATTCAGCGAGAAAGCTCTATACAGAACAAACAATTTCACGATTCCATGAAGAATAAAATGGACAGAATGCCCACGCATATTGTTAGGGAAATTCGTCTGCATGGAAGCAACTTAACATCGGCCCCAAATCCAAACAAATGAGTAAACCTATAGTATACATACACAGACAAGTAGAAGACGATAAGCAAGCCCTTGGCTTTATTACCGTAGAACATGAGTGTATTCCAAAATACGCCGATGTTTGCCTTGAGCTTTCCTACATTAATAATGAAAAAAAGATTTCTTCCGTTACTCCTGGCATGTACAATTTGGTATATACCTGGAGTCCACGTTTCGAAAGAAAACTTTGGTTAGTGGAAAATGTAGATGGCCGATCTGGAATTCGCATCCATGCAGCAAACTATCATCACCAACTCAATGGTTGTATTGCTCCTGGCACACACACTGCCGATATAGACGGAGACGGCTACCTAGATGTAACAAGTAGCCTTGCAGCGTTAAACAGATTCCATAAAGCAATGGAACCCTTCGAGAAAACAGGAGCAATCATTTTTATTAAGGAAGCTAAATACAGCGTCAAGCCATGAAAAAAATCATATACATAGTATTGTTTCTGTTTATTGTTATGGGCTGTTCTGCAAAACGAGAAATAGTCAAAGAAAATGAAAAGCGCGACGTGGTAGAAACAATAGATCTATCGTCTATTGAGCAAAGCACATTGCTTATTCATCACTTGCTAGATAACAGCAACATAAGTATAGAGTTCACTCCCTTGTCGGATAGCGCTAGCTATACGTCAGACAGTACCGGAACTACCGCAAAAGGAATGAAAGTGAAAGTGAATATAAATAAAAATGTAACTAGCACTACTACACAAAAAGACACCACCCACACCGAAACAAGAAAGGAACAAAAAGACGATAAAACAATAATTAAAAAGAAAGATAAAAAGGTAGACAGAAAACAACCTACCCTACTCTATATCTCTATTATACTAGCGTTGCTACTAGCACTGTTCATTTATTTAAGGCTAAACCATGTAACACTTAAATAGCAGGTTTTAACCTTTATTTATACAAACAAAGCAATTATGAACGCCATTCTACAAGATAATTTCCTGATGACTGAGAATGCATTCGAACGAATGTTATACTCGTTTCATACTATGTTGCCATTATTAGGCAACAATCCCAAACAAGAGAAGAAACTATACACACCTGTTCGTTTTATGGACGAAGAGTTAAATCCAGTTCCGTACGATGAAATAACCGAAGGTTCTACTGCTATTGTAGAGCTTCGTGGTGGTATGGTTACGTATGCAAGTTGGTTCTGGCAATCGGCTGTAGAAACTGTGGCCGTGCTGGATAAGTTAAACAACGATAACCGCATTAGCTCTATTGTGCTAGATGTAGATGGTTGGGGTGGCGCAGCGAGTGCTATTCCACACTTTATAGAATTTGCAAAACGCAAACGCAAACCAATTGCTGCAAGCATAAACAATGCTTACTCGCTGCACTATTGGATGGTGTGCGCTGTGGCCGATGAAGGCATGGTGTTTTGCAATAATGATATTACTGCCGGTGTAGGATCTGTTGGGGCCACTACTTCGTTCATGACAGTTAAGAAGTATTTTGAGAAAATGGGTGTGGGTATTTATCATGTTTACCCTAAAGAATCTAAAGACAAAAATAAAATTAGTCGTCTTATAGACGATAATCCTAAGGAAGCGGTAAAACTTCTAGAAAAAGAACTTAGTCCGTTAGCGATTAAGTTTCAAGAAGCAATACGCCAAGCGCGTCCAAACATTAAGGAAGGAAAAGGCCAGCTAACTGGCGACACCTTCCGAGCAAGCGAGGCTTTAAAGCACGGTATGATAGATGGAGTTCACTCTCTAGCTGAAATACTAACCATTATAGAAATTAATAAATAACCAACACACAGAAAAATGAAAAAAGTAAAAGCGTTTTTATTGGGCTTGTTTGGTTGGGCTGAACTCCAAACCGATGAAGACAAGCTAAAATTAACAGACGATGAGAAAAATCGGCTGATAGAAGTTATGGGTGAGAAACACGCCGAAAACATAATTGAGCGAGTAAACCAATACTTAGCAGAAGGTGAAGAAAATGATTTGGATGCCGATCTGATTAGTAGAGAGGATTTACTAAGATTCCGCGAGCAAGGAAATGAGCTTCTTGCTGAATTAGGAATTGAAGGAGAACAGCGTGATTTATCACAGCTTAACGAACAAGAGTTGTTTAACACCATCTTGTCGGAAACAAGAGTAGCAAATGCTAAAATTATAGAATTTATGAAAAGACCAATCGACGAACCGATTGCATCTGGAACCGATGCGGTAGCCAACATGCACTCGGCTACACACTTGTTTGCAAGTGGAAAAGAATTCGACTCCTTAGACGAGAATAGGCCGTGGAACTTATTGGCAGCAGGACAGAATGTTGCTAAGCCAAGTTTTGCAAAAGGTACTATTGCATTTGAAACCTTAAATAGCGACTTGGCCGACTTTTACCGCGAAAATCCTACGGTACTTAGAGAGTATCAAAGAGATTTACTTGGTTTACCATCGTTTTGGCAAACTGAGTATAATGTAGACGATCGCGCAGACGATGGAAACATCGTATACGGTCCAATTACCCAAGCAAGGAAATTGCCTTGGTTGCCAAAAGGCGTAAGCTCTATTTACTTAGAGGAAAACAGAGTTTTCCCTACTTCAATAGACTTAGAAATAGCAGGACATAGGTTGCAACAGCTTATGGAAACTTGGTTAAACCCAATCGTTAACGGAACATCTGGACCATACAACATTTCGTTTGTTCAATTCTTAATTAAAGGATGGGACAAAAGAGCAAGAGCAGAAGACCGCCTATCGTTAATTAAAGGTATTCACGTGCCTACACCAGACGATGCTACTTTGCCAGGTATGGCTATCCATACAAGAGATGGATTGTTGAAGCGTTTGTACGACCGTACGAACGAAGGACGAATTAAAGTAGCGCACTTTACGAAGCCTACAGTAGAAAATATTGTAGACCACGTAAAAGATATGGCCGACGCACTTCCGCAGGAAGTTAAAAACCAAGCAGGCTTAGTGTATTATTTATCTCCTAGCTGGCTACGTGCTTATGCATTGCGACAGCGAGAGTTAAATGGATTGTACCAAGACTACAAGAAGGACGAGGAAGTAACTATAGACGGTTACCCTAACATTCGCTTCCAAACCTTAGAGGATATGGAAGGTACAGACTTCATGTTTATTACTACCGATGATAACATTGGTTTAATGGAAAATGTACCAGGCGAAAAAGGTTTATATACCTTAGAAATGCTTAAACGTAATATTTACGTTCTGGCTGACTACAAGATAGGAATTAAACTAGTTCATTCTGGTAACAAGATTGCCGATGATGCGCCAGAAGCATTCCGCGTTCAGCTTGTATGGCATAACGGACAGCCAATGTTCCGATCAGATTACTTTGTACACTTGTACGAAGTGGAGAATGGCGAATTGAATTTGCCTTTTGAGCGTGTTACTTTCCGCGACAGTTATAAAGGAAATATCACCAAAATTAAAGGTGCTTATCCTGGACAAGTGATTAAGATAAAAGGGAACAACAACGTTACGGGCGAAATATCCACTGCTGCTGGTATATCTCCGAAGTTCGATTTGTCTTCTGGTGGAACCCTAACCTTGTTAGTGAAGGCCAATGGCGATTTTAAAGAATTGTCTAGAACTGGCGAGCCTGAAACAGTAACCACTCCAGGTATGAACTTTGACGGTACTACCATAGATGCTGATGAGGCTTCTGTGTTCCACTTTGTGGGCAGTACTGGAAACCTAACCGACATCTTAAACGGAAACGAAGCACAGGAGATTAAGATTGTAGGTGGTACAAACGCCTTGACAATTGCTAGCAATGCAACTATCAATGTAGATAGTAGCGCAGTATTAGCTAGCGATGCCGACTTCTTGAAACTTGTAAAAGTGGATGGAGTTTGGTACGAAATCGAAAGAAGCATTGAGTAATCCTTTAAACAAACACAATTATGTATAGATTAAAAACAGTTAAAAGAACTGCGGGTCCTTCACCAGGAGCCGCAGCTCCTTCCAAGGATTTAGTTCTTGTGAAGGTAGACGATGTACTCCATTTCCCTGCTAGAGATAGTAAAGGAGTGGTTGTTCCTGGTTCTTTCGTAATGAAAGAAGGAGCAGAAATGATAGAAATGTACCGAACGCCTGGATCGCAAGAAGACACTTACGAAACCGAAGGCGATTTGGACCAAGAAGGAATTACGCAATCTACCCAAGGTAATTACCCTGGCGATAGCGTAGATATTCTAGAGTTCTTGCAAAACAACTTAGGGGTTGGCTTTGTAGCCATTACTCGCAGATGCGACGGTGGTAATAACCGAATGTTTGGTACGCAATGTAGTCCGGTGTTCTTATCCTCAGAGTACACTAGTAATTCAGAGGGTAATATGCACACGATTACTTTATCGCAAAGAATCGCTACTACGTTTGTTCCTGCTGTGTACGAAGGTACATTCAGCTTTATGGAACCTACTGCCACCGACGAAACAATAGAAGCTACAGCTGGAACTACTTATAAGGTAGATGCTACTATGGCCGACGAAGTAATCACTATTAATACCGCTTCGCTGGAAGCTGGCGATAAAATTACGCTAATTGGTGGTGATGTAGCTGGAAAGCTCGAGAACACAGCAACTGTAATACTTGCGGGTGGTGCCGATTGGGTGGGAGTGCCTGGCGCGTCCATAACGCTAAAGGCGTTTGAGAGTGACTCCAAGATTCTAATCGAAACTGACAGGAGCTAGTAAATAACCAAAAGCCCTGTTATCATGCAGGGCTTTTTTAATACGATTACTATGAAAAAGAAAACAATAGAAATACTCGCTACAAAAAAGAAACCATCGGAGCGTTACAATGCTCTGTTTGATGTTTTTAGAAAGGTTTCGAAAAACCGTCGTGAGATTGCTGCTATAAACAAACGAGGGGTAGCTTCGCTCCTATCTTTAGAATACAGCATAAAGAAGCACTTTGGTATTCGCGATGTAGAGATTCATTCGTTTGCGACTACGCCATCAGCACCAAGCAAACAAAAAGAACATACACCTACGTATACACGCGAAGGATTAGAATCTATGCACTACCAAAAAGAGTTGCGACCACTTGCTGCAGAACTTTCTGAAAAAGTGGGTGTAGATCCTTCGGACCAAAAGAAAGTTACGCTAATAGATTTTATTCTAGAGCATAGCGAAGAGGAAGATAGCGAGGATGTAGAAGTAGATTTACCCGACGAAGCAAAAGAAGGTGCTACGCTTAGATCCATCTTTCCTTTTTTAAGTTCGGAAGATTGTCCAGACGAGTTTAAAATTCTTGTTGCCGACAAAATTACTGCTTACGAAAAGTGGGTAGAGAATTACAAAGCACTAGAAGCAAACAAGAATTTGACTAACGAGGAAGTTTTAGAACATGCAAAAAAAGCAGTAGAAGGTTTTGAGCTTGATTTAGACATCATGGAAGAACTTAACTACTACAAAGAACACGGAGAGATATTAGGAGAGCATCCTATTTTCGCTGCACATAATTTGCAGAAAGCCGTAAACGCAATTAAGGTAGTAGATCTTGTTACACGCAGAAATAATCTAAAAACCTACATTGCTCGCGATAGCAAGAAGGTAGAAGATGGTGAGATTGCCAAAGACAAGCTAGAAGCTTTCCAGGCTAAAATAAAAGAGTACGAAGACGAACTTGTTTTAGTAGAGGAAAGGATTGCGAAGAATGACGGAAAATAAATTTTTTGATATACCACTAGAGGCTACTCCCAAACAGGGAGCTTCTGGTGGTTTTATATCTAAGTATTTAGCTAGTCATTTCGAAAGAATAAGCAATGTAAAAGATTACGTAAAACGATTGCCTACAGAGGAAGAGTTTATGTTCCTGCAAACCGACAAGCAGTTTAACGCCTTTACGTTTATCCCGTTTATCTGCTCGGAGAAAAGCATAGAGCATTTATACGCTACCACCTACTCTATTAATAGACGAGTAGTAGAATCGCTTACAGAGTTGCACAACACAGGCTATATAGACAAGATTACCATTTGCGTAAACGATTCTATAATAAGCAGAAATCCTACGGTAGTAGACTTGTTGCGAACGGCAAACAAAGAGTACCCGAACTTTCAAATACTATTCACCTGGGCACATGCAAAAGTAGCGATGGCCAAAACAAAAGAGGACTACTTTGTGATAGAAGGCAGTGGCAATTGGAGCGAAAACGCAATGTACGAGCAATACACATTTGCAAACAGCAAGGCCTTGTTTGAGTTTAGAAAGCAATTAGTAACCGAAACACAAGTAAGACATGAGATTATCCAAGGAGAACTTATTGGTAGTTGAGAAAATGGGGGCTACTAATTACCGCCCTAGCCAAGTGTGTATGTATTTGCAAATAGACAAAGCTAAGTTTCAAAAAGAATTCGATAACGAAAATTCCGAATTGCGAATTGCATACGAACGCGGAAAGCTTAAAGCTGATTTTGACATTAGCAGTAAGCTACTAGAAAACGCTACTGCGGGAAACATAACCGCTACACAGATTTATGAAAACATAAGGGAGCGAAAAGAAACAGAAGCAAAAATCAGAAAATACTTCATGCTAGATGATTGATACATCGATAAATATTTCAGAAGACATTAGTCTAGAGCAAATCTACGAGTATATAGATACTGGCGATGTGCAGGAGGCACCGGAAGGTGTAGTAAACTACTTACGCGCTATGGAAATGGTGTACGGTATGCACAGGCGAATAGACAAATACGGAAGCAAAGATGCAATCGTTAAGGATTTGCGCACACGTTGTGGACTGTCGTATTACCGAGCCAATAAGCTATACAATAACACCATTGAGTACTTCTATGCAGATAGCGACATTAGCAAGCAAGCGTTTAGGAATCTTATTTCACAGCAAATAGAGAAGACTATTAACCTGGCTATTTCCCTAATTAAGGATGTAGACGATGCTTTTAAAGTTGTTAAGATGTATAAAGAGCAGTACGAAGTGTTAGAATTAGGTAAAGAAGATCAGCTCGAGCTTCCAGAAGAAATGTTTACCAAGCCATTTAAATTATACACTACCAATGCCGAAAGCTTAGGAATACCAAAAGCAAGCCGAACCGCAATAGCAAAAGTAATAGACGAAAAACTAGAAGGAATAAGCGAAGTAGAAAAAGACATTATACGTCGTGAAGCTGGATTGCTACCACTACAAGTATTAAAAGATATAGATGCGAGGGAAATTAAAAAATAAGGATGTAGAAGCTAGGTACGGAAACTACGTAAAACAGATGATAGACCTTATAGGTCCTAAGAACTTATATCTGATTGCTGGCCGTGGAATGACAAAAACGTCCGATGTGATTGCAGATCGTTCCATAGATATTGTTCATGACATGCCAAGAGCCTTGTCGGCCATAGTGAGTAATACCTACGTAAATGCACGAACTAACATTATTCCTACGCTTCTAGAAGGTTGGATGAATTATAAAGGCTGGGAAGAAGGTAAGCACTTCGTGAAAGGCGTGCGACCACCGGCACACTTCGAGAAGGCGTACAAGCCTATTATGAACTACAATAACACCATTAGCACTTTTAATGGTCATATATTTATACTTGGTTCATTAGATCAGCCATCGGGATTAGCTGGAAACTCCTATCAACATATATATGGTGACGAAGCAAAATACCTAGATAAGAAAAAGCTAGACACGCTTATGCCTGCCTTGCGCGGTTATCCTGCGTTTGCTCATTCGCCATATTATCGTGGAGTTACTTTCACTACCGACTTACCTAATTTAGGCAAAGGCGACTACGATTGGATCATGGACCAAAAAGAGTTAATGGATGTAGAGAAAGTGGAATTAGCCTTGCAAATTGGTTTGGTGGTAAACGAAATAAATCACGAAATATATAAGGCTTACAAGGCTAAGAACAGTCGTAGGCTAAACAATTTAGTAAAGAATAGAAAGCGGTGGATGCTTCGCCATAATGTAGCAAGGAAGGATCTTACTTTCTTCTATATGGTATCGTCGCTTGTAAATCTGGATATACTTACTAATGGTTATATAGAAGATTCTATTGGCCATCTAGGATTGGAAGAGTTTAAAAGCTCGGTACTTACCTTTATGCCGAAGTTGGAGGCTGGCGAAAGTTTTTATCAACGTTTGGACGATTCGCATTTCTTTGAGGATGGGTTGCGAAGCGAGTATATAGAGAACATGTCCTTGGCCGACGATTTTCAAGAGTCTTGCGAGATGCTGGAATACCACGTTATGGATGCGCCAATAGATGCTGGTGTAGACTTTGGCCGTCAGTTATCCATGGTGTTGGGTCAAGAAATAGGTAGGGATTTCCGAATAACAAAAAACATGCACGTGTTGGCTCCGCAAAGTTCAAGAGAGTTGGCCGATAGGTTTGTGAAATTCTATGCCAATCATCGATACAAGCAGTTGAACATGTACTACGACCGAAGCGGTAACCAGTATCAGAGCTCTGGCCGTGACTGGGCTTCGGAACTACAGCGATGCATAGAGTTTGACATACACGGGAATCCTACGGGTTGGAAAGTAAACTTAATGAGTCGTAACCAGGCTACAATATATCAAGCCGAAGAGTTCTTGTTCATGCTTAAGTTTTTAGGGAAAGAAAATTCTAGGCTTCCTAACATATTAATATGTATGTATCAATGCGCAGAGCTTAAATCATCGCTAGAAACTACCAAGGTAGAAGTAAGCTGGAAGCAAGGCGTGAAGGTTATAAACAAGAACAAAAAAGCCGAAAAGACTTTACCACTACATAGACTCCCAATGCACTCTCCAAATTATTCCGATGCTTTTAAGTATTTGTTGTACCGAAAGAAGTGGGCCGATCCTTTAATGGGTGGAAGTAGACCTTTGCCATCTGGATTATAACAAACGTATGCGTGTGTTTTTGTATTAATTTTGTGTAAAAGTTTGCTAAAGCAAACATATATGTGTATTATTGTGTTAATTAAAAACAATAAACATGGACAAAACAAAAAAGATAGTAGGGATATTCCCTTCTAAAAACAGCGATGAACTATTGTGTACAAAGGATTTGTACTTCAATTTTCAGAAAGTAGAACTATTACGTATTCACAAATGTTTTTATTTGTGTGAAGTATCCACTCCCCAAGGCAGATTAACTCTCCCAATTCATAGACTGTCAAACAAGCCTATTGTAGTTGACCTAGCTTGTTGATGCACGAAAGGTGCCTGGACTTGTTCCGGGTGCCTTTTTGATTTTTAACGGTAAAATGAAAATTAAAATAAAATGGAAAACATAAAAGAACCTGAACACCCAAGTATTTATGATCCAAGAAGTAAAACAGGAAAATACTACCCTTGGGAAGAAGAGTATAAGAAGAAAATGAAGATCTGGAAAAAATGGTACGATAGTAAGGTTAAAAATTAACTATATCATAGTTATATACGTAATAAATTAAAATAAAATGGAAGAACAATTAAAATCAGCTCAAGCTTATCTACAACAAAGAGCAATGAGTACACGAAAAGTAAAGAACGATGGATTAATACGCCTATCTACAAGTGTTGTATCGGCTTCAGAAGTAGAAGCTGTTTTGGATATGGTAATGAAAGGCACGTTTTTAGATTTTTATAAAGAATACAATAAGATGCTTGCTCCGATCTATAATAAAGAAACAAAGAAAGAGTGTTGCAGTGAAACTGTTGAGGATTTAAAAGTGGATAGTTCTAGTAGTATTTATTTAAAAATAGTGTCGCATAATGAACATTCATATAAGGCTCATTTAAATGCTTTTAAGGAGATGAATGACACTAAATTTGAAGTAGATATACATAAAGTGGAAAGGACTAACGGTGTGTATACACTTGTATTGAAGTTCTTTGGAGAAGAATACATTAAGGATGTTTATTTCTTTGGCTACTTGGTCCGACAGAAACAAATGGATGGGGTTGAAACTAAAATTATATGACATGGGATTATTAGAAAAGTTTTGTAGAAGAATAGATAATGACCAAGGCTATGATAATTTAAAACTAGCCAAAGACTTAAAGACATTAGCAAAAAAACACTTTAATCGATTGTCTATAAATGATAATGAAACTGCAACTGACGTATATACAGAGTTAGAGAATGCCGTTTTCCGACCTATTTTATTTAGCACACCTATGGTACAAGCTATTTTGGACGGTAGAAAAACGCAGACAAGAAGATTACAAGGTTTAAAAGAGTTTAATGAAAGTCCAGATTGTTTTAGATATGACGGCACATCCGCTGAAAATGAAAGCATTCATTATTTTGAAACTATAGATATTCACGGAAAACCAACAGAAAGATATACGTCAATAGAATCCAAAGTAACGTTAGGGCGGCTTGGCGTATGTGCCGCCTCTTATAAACTAAATTATCAATCTTGGCAGTTACTGCGGCATTACGCCAAACCGCTTGTTACCTGCCGTTAATTTCAGAATCATGAATAAAATTCAAATTTATAGAATATCAGACCACCCTACAGGTGGCTCGCCTTTGTACGGTGAGATATGTAGAGATTGCATGGAAGGATTTGTGAGTGAAGGTAAATACTACGAATTTGATGGTCATTTATGCAAATATGTTTACGAAAAAGATGGAGTTACATATTATGCAGAGGGAGGTCAAGACGATGGTACAGATAGCGAAATAATGTGTTCTGAATGCGGAGAGTATTTTTTAACAGATAAAGAAGTTCTGGATGACTATGAATTTTAATGGCAGGTAACATAGTTATATACGCCACTTAAACTAAAACACAATAACTTAAAAACATAAAACATGAAAAACATAAAACACACATCCTTTGCAGAAATTTCAGAAAAAGTAGTAGAAGTTTATGGCAGTGCTGGTGTTACAGCATTGCTATTTAGCACAGCTAGCTTATTTAGGGATATAGTAGTGAAAGAACTAGGCTTCTTTCCACTATTACACCTATACGGTCCTTCAGCAACAGGTAAAAGCAGATTAGCTTATCTATGCCAAAAACTAGTTTGCGTAGATGTAGGGCCTAACTGTTATGTAACTGGCGATCTGAATATACATTCTATTTTAAAGAGATATTCTAAACAATTTAACGGCATTGTTTGTTTTGAAGAGTACTATGATGGCAATTATATACTAGACGCTTTTTTGAAAGAGGTTTATGAAAAAGACACCTATCAAACAAGTAATGAAGATGGAGAAGTGTTTCCGGCACAAATTAAATGCAATACAATAGTTACAGGTAATTATAAAACAAGTGATGCATCTCTATCTAGTAGAATGATAATAGAAACTATGACAAAGAATGTTTTTTCAAAAACTGAGGTTAATTCGTTTCACGAATTAAATCAATTAATTGAAAACGACTTGAATGAAATAGCACTTCAGCTTGTTGCTAGTAAAAGGCATATGGTAGAGCATGTTTTTAATTATGAAAGATTAAAGGCAGTAGAAAAAGAACTGGAAGGAATGCTAACAACTACGGTGCATTATAGATTATTAAAGAGTGTTTCAATCCTAGTTCTCTTTCAAAAAATACTTGGAAACTGCATTGGTCTTTCAGATGAGTATGTAAAACAACATTTTGTAGAGTTATTAAAAGAACAGGAGGCTTATTTAGTTAACTGCAATTAAAAAAAACATAAACAATTAAAAATCATGGACGTTACACATTATTATTTTCAGGCCACTTACGGCACAAAATTAAAGAACAAGCTACAGAAAGAGCTGTACGAATACCTTATCGAGTTAGATGGGTTGATAATAGAGGAAGAAAGCCTAAAGAACTTTATGTATAACATAAATAAAAAGGCTGCAGAACTAAACGAAAAGCACAAGCGGTGCAAACCAATTGAGTTTGGGCAACATCGAATAAGCACGGAAATGTATGTCAAAAATATATTCGTTACCGGGTTTCCAGAAATGAATCTTTGTTTGCTAGGTGGATCATTATGGTACATGACAGATAAGAAGATATAAGAACTACTAAACTAAAAAACATGAGCAAGAATAAATACTGCCCGAATTGCTGGAATGGATTAAGCGCCGACGAAATAAATTTAAGGTACTGCCAAAATTGTTCGCTTAACTGGAAGGAGCCAGCGAACGATGCGTTGCAAAATGCAATAGAAGATAAATACATTAAAAACGCTATGTACATAGCATCAACACTTTAGAGATATGCGAATAGATTTTTTTCAAATGACTGATCACCTCTTCTCTCTTAAAGATTACTCTATAGAGGAAATCAAAGAACTGCGTGTAGAGTATAATAATAAATATAGAAGTCTAAATAATAGAATGAGAGATTTAGAGGTGATAAGCGCAAACGATGTTATTCATAGACAAGAACTTTTAAAGTTGAGCAAACGAGTCTATAAGTTTATTAAGGAATTGAATTTAGAGCTTGGTAGAAGATTGGTAAAGTAGATTAAAGATGTTTAGAAAAAAGAAATCACCGAAAAACATTCAATGCGTTGCTTGCAACTGGGTTGGCACTCGCGAAGAAACAATAAAAATAAGAACACATAAATTAAGAATAGATCGTTGCGACTGTCCAGAGTGTGGTTGTTCAACTTTTTATGAGAATAAGAAGAAAAGCTGGTTATCGATATGGAAATAGAGAAGATAATATACCACACTACTAGAAGTATTCACAATTTAGATGATAAGCTAAGTATTGCTACGCTTTTTCTATTCTGTTATCAGTTGGAGCGCAAAGCTTTTGCGGAATTGCTGTATACAGATAACCATGAAGAGTTAATACAAAAGTTTAACGAACGATTTTCGGATGCGGAAATAGATCTATCGATAAGGCTCGATGATAATAACATTAGAGATTGTTTTAATCGAACACTTGAGGAAGTGAAAAGAAAATATGACAGCGATGGTTACTACAAGGCATTATATGAACGTAATCCGTATGCGGTGGTAATTAATGAGTTGATTAATGATAGGAGGTTAGATAATTTAAAATAGACAAAGTAATTATGAAAGTAAAAATTAAAAAGCTACATGAACAGGCTAAAATGCCTTTTAAAAAACACAGCGCAGATGCTGGTTTTGATTTATATGCTACTTCTAGAGTAAATGAAGGTGGCAACATTGTTTACGGCACTGGGTTAGCTTTTGAAATACCGGAAGGATTTGTTGGGCTCGTATTCCCGAGGTCCAGCATAGCGAACAAAACAATTGCATTAAGCAATGCAGTAGGGGTTATAGATGCAAGTTATCGAGGCGAAGTAACTTTTAAGTTCAAACCTACTTTAACGATAGCATCAAACAAAAACTTTGCTGGTATAGAGGTAGGATGCATTATTAATGGTAGTTACAACATTGGAGAACGTATTGGCCAATTAATAATAATGCCAATACCAAGCGTTCAATTTGAATTTACAGAAGAATTAACCAGTACAGCACGAGGTGCTGGCGGTTATGGAAGTACTGGAACTAAGTAAAAGGAAGGATATGAAAAGAATACCACAAAAAGACTTAATAGATTATGAGATATCATCTAGTTGGTGGGCAGGTGCTGTAAAAATTGGATGGATGCAAAGATTATCTGGAAAGTACTTTGCTTGGAAAACTATTAGAAAGTATAAGCGATATCTATACGCAATAGAGAGAAGGAATAATAATTTATAAAAGAACAATTATGAGAACTCAAATTCCAAGCAGTGATAATCCAGAGCAACCTAAATGCAATATTATAAAAACAGGCGAAGTGTTAATGTCTACTTCTAACAGTAAGTTAACTCTCAACGAAATGTTTCGAAAGAAAGAGTACATATTATATTGTATGGAAAAAACTTCTTCTTTTAAAAGAGGTAAGCTCCTTGAGCTTCATGTGCATTTACAAGATTTAAATAATGCTATGCTAGAAAAACTATCACCAAAATATGTAGACGAAGCTACAATTCTAAATAAAAAGATGAAAAGAAATTCTTTTATATCTTTTTTAGAAGAGGAAATTGAAAAATGGAAAGATAATGCGAGAGTATATGTTTCTGTAAGATACGATCTAGATGAAGCGAAAAACAGTTTTATTAGAGTAGCAGCATTTGAAGATGTTTTAGAACGATATCTAGAAATCTTCAAAGAAGAAGAAGAAGAAGAAGATAAGTCAGAATAAAATAATAATTAAAACAAATAACTATGAGTAAAAACAGATCATTTTATGGCCAATTAAACTGGACCAGAATTAAATACGCACTACAAAGCGGAAAGATAAAGGCACAAAGAATTCAAACAAAACATGGAGAACAAATCTTTTTCGACATAAATGTTTGGGTAAACGATGAACCAGATCAGTACGGGCAGGATGCTTCTGTACAGATGCAACTTAGCAAAGAAGCTTACGAAGCCAAAGAGAAGAACCCGTACTACATAGGGAATTTAAAATTTAGAGAACCCACGGCCACCGACGTATCTCCAGAGGAAATAAAGAATATTGTTGGTGGTGAAGAGGATGATGATTTATCGTTTTAGACAATTCAAAGTGATTTAATTTTACATACGGCTATCTTAGATAGCCGTACTTCTCCAAAACACATTCAATCGATTTAATGTGTTTTTTTGGTATTAATCTGGTCCCATAAATTGCTTTAGAAATAGTTGATCCTGGAAGGTTCAGTTTGTCTTCCAAAGTTTTCACTGAAATCAAATCTCTATCGTTCAAGAAGTCAACGATCTGCTTTGATTTTTTAATTTGCTCGTTTCTGTTCATAATAATAAAATTAAAAAATGCCATCATCGGCGAAGCCGATTTTTTTGAAAAGCCCAGATTTGCGCCTGGGCTTTATGATTAATAAATGTTATAACATATTTTCGTCTGCAAAAGAAAAGAAACTATCTTTTGTTATTATAATATGATCTAACAGCTTAATGTCTAAAAGCTCACTAGCTTGTTTTATTTTCTTAGTTATTCGTTTATCTGCGTTGCTAGCTACTAGCGTACCGCTTGGGTGATTATGAAATATTATAAAGCTTGTACTATGCGCTTTTAGTAAGGTTTGGAATATTATTCTAATATCTACCATTGTACCGGTTATCCCTCCGGAGCTTATTTTTTTAACTCCTAGAACTTGGTTAGAGTTGTTCATAACTATAGCATAGAAATACTCTTTATACTCCATATTTTCGCCTATTACATTACGGGCTATTTTAGAAGCATCACGAGATGAGCGGATTTTTAATTTATAATCATTGTTACGCTTGTAAGATATTGTTATCTCGTCAACGATTGGCATTTGATTTCTCTTTAAGGTATGCATATTGTATTTTTTTAGTTGAATTTAACAGAAATAGACTTTGTTTAACATTTACAGGTAATAAGCTGTAAAGTCTGAAACCGCTCCGTTTTCTTCGATTATACAATTTGCAACCTTGCAAGGCGTTGCTCCGACCTGGTGCATGAAGTAAAGAACATCATTCTCCCAATACAAATGAGAATAACCTTTTTGCGTTAGTAATTCTTTTACGGCTTGTGTAAATTCCGTACTTTTGTCATTGATGTTTATCGCGTCCATGTGATAAATGTTTTTAAGTTAAGGAGGTGTTCGCGCACCTCCTTTTATTGTTATTTGGTTGGGCTCTTCCCTTCCCTTTATGTATCATAAAGATACAAAAACCTATACAAAAAGCCTAACATATTAAGCATTCAGAAGCCCCCGAAACATTGACTTTTAAAGGCTTTACGTCATTTATAACACTGCATACGTTTTAAATAAACTACTTTCTTTTCAAAAAAAATTTTACACAAAAACTTTAAAATTTACAAGATGTCGCCCTACAGTCTTTATAATAAACTTAGTTATTTAGAATCATTATAAAATACACGTCTTCCATTTATAAAAGCAGCTTTTTGACCTACTTATTTAAATCCGCAAAAACCTAAACCCTTGATTTCCAACAAACAAACCTAACCGCAAATAAATTGCGGTTAGGTTGTTTGTTGCCGAGCCGAGCCCGCTGACTTCCTTAAGTGTTGGAACACGCCCAAAGATTTTTAGATATGTGGCACGCCAACAGGTTTATGCTTTTCGCATGTAACAGACTAAAACGCAACAAGTAACTAGATTGCCTATATGAAAACAAGAGTGCTATATAGAACAGTAGGCAAACTACATAGGCTAAGCAAGCAGGGCATTCCGTTCGATATAACTTTTGCTAGTTACAACGAAACAGATGGTACTAGCAACGGGATAGTAACAAAGAAAAAGGTTATGCTTCGTACTGGATTGTCCAACAGGAAGTATAAAAAAGGTCGTGTTCTAATAGGTTACAAAGAGTATAAGACAGGCAACAACGGATGGTTTTACCTTCCACTATTGCTTAAAGTAAATAACAAACCAATCTATAAAGATGATTGAATACATTACAGACACCAGCGGAATTATTCAAGCAGACAACGTAAGTGTAACGTTCTCTGAAAATAAAAACCCACGAGATCTACAAACGCTTAATGTTTCTCCTTTCAATTGGGCAGACATTCAGCCAGCAGGCGACTTCACTATCTTACCATATGGATCTGCAAACAATCTTCCTGTAGAAGTCAGAGATATTATCCATGCGAATTATATCGCACCAGGCATACTACAGAAAAAAACACAGCTACTATGGGGACAAGGTCCAAGGCTATACAAAGAGATAGTTAAAGAAGGAGAGCTCATACGCGAATGGGTAAGCGATAGAGTGATAGAAGATTGGTTAACAGATATCAATGCTGAGGATTACCTGCTAAAGAGTAGCGTGGACTACCAGCACCTAGAAGGCACTTGCACTAAGCTAAAGTTAAATAGAGGTTACAGAATAAAAGGGTTCGTTACAGAGATAGAACACAGTTCTTTCAAATACACGAACTTGGCTAAGAAGAAGGGAGACGATAAGCCATCGCACATGGTAGTTCGAAAAGGAGCTAAATGGAAAGCTTATCCAATGTTCGACCATCGCAATCCATTCAAGCATGGCACTACTATGTTGTATAGTAACCTGCCTAGTTTCTGTAGCGACTACTACACTATCCCGTCCTTGTACGGGTCACTTGAATGGCTAAAACGTTCTACTGCTATTCCTGTTATACTGGAAGCGTTATCACGCAACTCAATTAATATTAAGTATCACATTATATCCCCAGCGTATTTCTGGGAAACTAAACGTGAAGAATTAGAGGATGAATGTATTAAAAAGGGGAAGCCTTATAAGGAGTCCATGCTTATTGAATTCCGTACCGAATATCTGGAGAAGGTTGCCAATGCATTATCTGATGCTCAGAACACAGGTAAATTCTGGCATTCGGTAAAAACTTTAGAAGTGCAAGGCCAAAACATACTAGAGCATGGTTGGGAGATTAAACCAATTAAACAAGATGTACGTGAGTTTGTGCGGTCGCAAATTGATATAAGTAAACGAGCAGATGAGGCACTTGCTGCAGGTGTTGGCTTGCATGGTGCGCTAGGTAATATTAATGTAGCAGGTAAGGCCGACAGTGGGTCTGAACAATTATATGCACTTAAGAACTATTTGCAGACTGGTATAGCAATACCAGAAATGATAGTAACCAAAGCAATCAACTTAGCAATCAAAGCCAATTGGCCTGAGAAAGATTTAAAGCTTGGCTTCTATCATTACAAACCACAGGCAGAAAAAAATATACATTCAGGTAACCGTATTAAAGAAAATATATAATGTTCACAGAAGAAAACTTTGGACAAGATTTTAAAGAGGTGTTGGGTTTTACCCATGCCGATTTGTCCTACACTAGACTACACCCTGATCTTATTGGCTCTCGAAATTATATATACGATATAATTAGTAAGACAGTATACAATGCTATTATAAGCGATGAGGACGATACTGATATCCAGCATACCCTTAAGTATGCGTTATACATAGAAGCATACAGAAGGCACGCTCCAACTAGCAACCTAGCACATACCAATGATGGCAGAAGGATGCTAAGCGATGAGCGTTACAAAACTCCGTTCGAGTGGATGCTAGATAAAGACGATGAGAACCTACAGATACGAGCCGATGAATCAATCAGCACATTATTACAAGCATTAGAAGAGAAACAGTATTGGAAAGAATCTGATATATACAATGAGTTTACTTCTATACACGTAAACACAATAGAGAAGTTCTCGGCCGTCTACCCTATCCAGTCTAGGCTTTTGTTTCTTAGATTACGACCATACCTAAAGGAATGCGAAACACGTCATATAAACTCCAGGTTAGAAAAACCACTAGAGGATTATGACAACAAAGATTTACTTAGCGAAATTATTACAGAGGCCTGTGTGTTCTATGCCATAAGCAAAGGTGCTACCCGTTTGCGTGCTACCTTATTCAGAGAAGGCTTTCAAATTGAAGAAACTAACCACGGAAAATCCAAAAGAGCACCATCAAACAATGCACCAGAGCAATTGGCACAACTCTACATGCAAGACTCCTTAAAGAGCCTAAGAGAATTGGAAATGCATGTAGGCACAAACGATACAGAGGAAATTAAATTCACATTCAATACTAATTCAAAATTTGTTGATTCTTAATGCACACCATAAAAACACATAAGCACACTTACTTTCTACCGGCTAGCATAGATCAGTTTACAAAGAAGCAGTTCATTATACTTTGCGAGCTACTTCATAAACTGGATCATGGTGCTATTAACTTTGTGCAATTTAAATTCCTACTAGCAGTACGACTATTAGGAATTAAGAAGAGATCAATCAAAACAGAAGAACAACGCGAGGTAATAATGAACATTAGCAATGTGTTCGATTCACTATTCACAGAGAACAGCAATCAGTTCAGACTAAACACCTATATGGAAACAAACTTAGTGCAAACTGTATGGGGTTTGTTCCGAAAATATCACGGACCATACGATGGATTCTCAAACATAACCTTTGGCGAATTTGTAAAAGGACTAGACAAGTTTTACCACTGCACCACCGAAGCATCTATCGAGAATCTATCGGCATTACTTGCTGTGTTTTATAGAAAAAAGGAATTCAAATACTGGTTTAGAAGCACAAGGAAATTAAGAGAGAACGGAATAGATGTGCGAAGCGATAAAACCATTAGCATTCGAGCAAGAAAGTATATATCACCAGGTGCCTTATTCGGATTCTTCTTTTACTTCCGTTCTTTCCACGAACAACTATCCAACAGCGTGATGATAGTAGAAGGTAGTGAGATAGATCTATCCATTCTATTCAACGACAATCAGCCAGCTAGCAATACATTAAAAAGCGACATACCAGGCTTAGGCATGCTAGGAATAGCCTTCCATATTGCAAACCAAGGCGGGCTTGGCGACTTAGAGAATGTGAACAGCAGACCAATGTGGGAAGTGTTGTTATATCTATACAACCTAAAGAAAGCAGAACTTGACGAGGCCAAGGCACAAGAAAAATCAAACAGCAATGAGAAAAAATAAAATAAACGATCTCCGACAATTAGTCTCGCACATACAAACACTTGTGCAAGAAATAAAAACTACTGATGTAGTAGTAGACGAATCACAACTAAACAGGAATCTAGATAAAATAAGAGTGCAAGATAATTACATTCTTATAGGAGTTATTCCAGAGTACAATAGCAGTGGTAGCCTAGACAATGTTAACTGGAACAGTGTAAACGCTATGATAGTGCTACATAAAACAGACAGCTCTGATAATACGCACGATCAATTCCTAGACATGATGAACAACACTCAAAACATAGCCATCGATGTTATGAACAGCCTGATTACCTTGGCCACAAGTGGCGATTGTAATTTTATAAGCAAAATAAAACCAGGTAGTTTCAGTATGGATCCAGTCTGGTTAAGATCTGGTTGCAACGGATGGATGATAACCTACATAAACGACGAATACTAACATGAGTTTACTAGACAAACGAAGCGACAACAGCGATTTCCTTAAACTAGCCTTTACAAAAAAGATACTTAAAGAGGAAGCCAAGAATATAGAATCAAAACAAACCCAAGTAATGGCTAAGAATCGTTTTGAATCTGCTGGTTGGTATGCTTTCCGCGAATACAGCGCCAACGATACTACACTACGCTACACACATACACCAGAGCACAGGTTTATAGACATGAAGAGTAGGAAAACAAAGAAGGATGGAAAGAAAAAAAAGAAGCACTACCCTATTCATAACCGAATTTTGTTCGGCCACATGAACAACATTATTCGCAGATTGCAATTTGAGTACACCGATGGCATTAAAAAACAACTGCGGAATGAGTATAAAATATAGGGTAATGAGAAAACTATCCCGTCCTATCCCACCAAACAATCTAAGAGTAAAGCAAAATCATTCACTCGTAGTATTATTGATGTTTATGTTTATTGTCTTTGTACTAACAACAGCAATAGGCTGTAAGTAATCATAATAGGTTTATAGTAAAATAAATTATTATATTTGATTTAACTTAAAAACCTTTAAACATGCTCTGGATAATTTTAATAGCTGTAGTTATATTTATTTTTATTGTTGTTGCTAAAAATGAAAAGGAAACTAAAGAAAGTAATAAGAAGCTCATCAATGCTGGATATAACTTAAATAATAAAGTTGACACAGGTAAATACATTGCTGGCCATCCAACAATAGACGATTCTATTACTATAAGTTGTATTGTTGCAAAAGAATCAAAGTTATTTATTTTAAACGAAGTAGCTTCTCATTCTACCAGGATTCAAGGATCTATAGAGAAATCATATATAAACAATATTTTGGTTGAAGACCAAACAACAATAGAAAGGAGAGTAACAGTTGGGAGAATGTTATTAACTGGACTCTTTGCTTTTGCTTTAAAAAAGAAAACTAAAAACGAATTAGCTTAATTAGTTATAGAATGGAATGACGGTAAATTTGAACATGAAACAATATTTGAGTTTGAAGGTAAGGATTCAGTTATAAAAGCAAATAAAGCTAGAAATACATTAATAAAAATAGTAAAGTAAAAACATAATCCATAAAGTCCATTTTTAATCCTATGAGTATTCATGCTTATAGGATTTTTTATATCCAATATACATCTCTATATTTGTATCGACCAACATTTTTAATACTGATGAACACCTTGTAGGAGGAGTGCAGGTGCAAGTCCTGCCGTCAGTATTACTGTTGGTCAACCACCTCCTACTTTATTATGGCCAACAGATATAGAAACACTTCCGAAATCTACATTAACGATCTATTCTCTGTAGAAGAACATTCTCTCTGGACACGTCACAAAAACACTATGCGTCTAGTAGACGATGATCAGTATATAACACATCCTTACCACCCTACCTTATTTACACTACCCTAGTTTCGCATGTAACAGAATAAAACATAGCTTCTATCTATCATTACAATAGTAATCCCTACTGTAATGAGAAAAATTAGAAGTGAAGAAATAAGGTTTGACGTTGTCGTTAATGGAAACAAAGCGCAGCGAGAACTATATAACCTAGAAAAAGCTAATCGCGGACTTACCGAAGAAACAAAAGAGCTTCGCAGGGAAAAGGTGCGATTAGAAAGAGCTGGAAAAAAAGAATCGGCCGACTACAAACAGACTACTAAACTCTTACGAGAGAAAAACGCTACAATAAGACAAAACAGGTCTAGAATGCAAGAACTCCAAAAGGAAATTGGAGTTACCGGGCTTACTATGGGCCAACTTCAAAGCCGTGCAAGAGCATTGAGGTTGCAATTGCGAAACATGGTGCCTGGAAGCAAACAATATATAAAGCTTGAAGGGGAGCTGAAAAAAGTAAACACACGTTTGCGCGAGCTCAGAATGAATGCTAGACATACAGAAGGTGCTTTTTCTCGATTAGCTCAAGGTTTCAACAAGTATAGTACACTTATTCTGTCACTTACAGCAGGAATGACAGGAGTTATATTTTCATTACAAAGATTTATAGACTTCAACAATAAAATATCCGATGCACAAGCAGATGTAATTAAGACTACTTCTATGACACGAAAAGAAGTAGACGAGTTAACTAAGTCCTTCTCTAACCTCAATACTCGCACCTCACAAATGGATCTTCTTGTAATTGCTAAAGAAGGTGGCCGATTAGGATTAGCCAAAGAAGAAATAGGCGAATTTGTTGAGTATGTAAATATTGCAACAATAGCATTGGCAGATGGCTTCACAGGCGGTGTCGAAGAAGTTGCGCCAGTACTAGGAAAGCTGAAGTTCTTATTCGAAGAAACAAAAGACCAAGGAGTCGCAGAAGCTTATAGCGGTATAGGATCTGCTTTAAATGAATTAGCAAAAAACGGTATTTCAACAGAAAAAAATATTGCAGCATTTGCTACACGTACTGGTGCATTGCCAGAGGCATTAAAGCCATCAGCTTCAGCAGCGTTGGCATTAGGTGCGGGATTTGAGGAAGCAGGAATTAAAGCGGAGGTAGGTTCTAGAGCTTGGGGAATTGTTTTACGCCAAGCAACTACCAACACAGAGAAGTTTGCCGAAGTAATGGGATGGACAAACGAAGAAGTTCAAAATCTATTGAATGAGGACCCAACTGAATTCATGCTTCAATTCGGAGAAAGTCTTAAAGGTGCAAGTGCAACCGAGATTGGAGAAATATTCAAATATCTTGGAGTAAATGCTGACGCTGCTACAAAATCTATAGGTGCATTAAGTGCTAATACAGATAGGTTTAGAAAATTAATGGACATTTCTAAAGTTGGTATGGAAGAAGCAACCAGTATGTTAGATGAATATGAAATTAAAAACAACAACCTCGCTGCAACCTACGAAAAAATAGCAAAATGGATGAGAGGTATATTCTTATCAGATACATTAGTTACTTGGCTTGAAGATAGTGTTAACTGGTTTGCTAAGTTTATTGGTGCTGCAGAAGATGCAGACGGAAGAGTTACTCGTTTTAGAAGAACTCTTGTATTATTCATTAAAATTTTAGCTGTTGCAATAGCAACAGTAGCTAGCTATAATGCAGGATTACGACTTACTGCATTATTCACCAATAACGCTTACCGTTCTACGCGTGCCTATATAGCTGTTAAAAAAGCGCTAGTAATAACCCAGCGACTTGTGAACTCTAGCCTATTATTAGGAAGAGCTGCGTTCTATGCACTTACAGGGCAAATTACTCGCGCTCGCGCTGCAATGGTGCTTTTCAATCGTACTGCATCAGCCAATCCATTAGGGTTATTGCTAGCAGGAATTGTAGCAGTTTATACAGCTTTTAGAATATTTGGTAAGGAAGTAAGTCGAGCAAAACGAATACAGAACGATTTAAATGAAGCTAATATTACAGCCGAAAAGAACGTTGCTTCTAGAACTACAATGTTAAAAGCATGGCAGTCAATTGCAGAAGATGTTAATGCAAGCGAAGAAGCACGTATCGGGGCAATTAAAGAAATAAATAAAATTGTTCCTGATTACAACAAAAACCTAGACCTTTCAAAAAAGGCAATGGATAAAGGACGAATAGCAATAGATAAATATGTAGCGTCTTTAAAAAAACAAATGCAAGCAGAAGCACTTAGGGAACTCTTGGTGGAAAAACAGAAAGAAATAAGAGAAGCAGAAGCAAGAGATTCAGACGATATAGCATGGTATAGAAAAGTATTAATTGGACTTACAACTCAAGGTCTTTCAACAGAACGAACAGAACAAGTTTTTGAAGAGGTTAAGAATAAAAAAATTAGAGAACTCAATAGCGAGTATGAAGCTTTTCTAAAAGCTATTGAAGAACTTTATAAAGAAAATCCAGAGCTTATGAGTGGTGGTGATGACGATGATGATTACACACATAGAATAGGTGATCCAGATAAAGCAGAAAGAGAACTTAAAGCCCTAAACGACAAACTCTATAAAACCCTACAAGACCAACTCGCTAAGGAAAACAAGCTTATAGAAGATTCGCTAGAACAACAACTAGATGCGTTAAGAATTGCTCATGCCGATAAAATAAAACAACTAAAAGACAACCTTGAAGAAGGCGAAGAGCTTAGCGAAGAGCAGATAGCTATAAACGAAAGTATAAACAAACAAATACTTTTATCGGACGAAATATTCCAACGAGATAAAGCAGCAATTCTTCAAAAAGCTATTGCCGATGCCATAAGCGAAGAAGAAAAGGAATTCCTACGACAAAAAGGAATACGCGAAACAGCGCATCACGAAGAATTGGCTACACTTGGCAACAACCAAGAAGCACGTAAACGAGCAAAGAAAAAATATCAGGACGAAGAACTAAAGCGAGAGGAAGAATTCTTGCTCTCTATGTTAGAGAAGTACAAGAATATATTAAACGAATCGGAGTTCAATCAAATGTCATTAGACATATTGAGCGAAGAGGAAAAAGACGAAATACTTGAGCGCTTAGAAGAAGTAAGCAACAAGATTGCAAAAATACGCGGTGGTAAAGACGATGAAGATGATCCAGAAGCATCTACCGATCCTACTTATGCCGAAGGTGTAGATATATTAGGATTTACCGTTGGCCAATGGGAGCAAACCTTCGAGAATCTAGAAACAACCGAAGATAAAATACAAGCAATATCGGCGGCAGTTCAAGGCATGACAAACGCCTGGGCAATGTTCAATGAGTTTCAGAACAATAAGGATCGTCAGCGCCTTAACGAGTTTGAAAGGCATAACGAAACAATGCGCCAACAAATGGACCGTAGGCTGGAGCATGGCCTTATAAGCGAACGCCAACATCACGAAGGAATAAAACTACTAGATGAGGAACTAGCAAAACAAAAAGCAGAGTTTGAATACAATGCAGCTAAACGCCAAAAGGAGATGGCCATTGCACAAATCATGCAAAACACAGCCTTGGGTATTACATCAGCCTTAACCTCTATTCCGCCAAACTTAGTTCTTGCTGGTATTATTGGTGGTGTAGGTGCTGCACAACTTGGGGTTGCTATGTCTACTCCACTACCGGCACGTGGTTACGAAAAAGGGTTATACCCAGTACAGCGAGAGCAAGACGGCAAAATATTCAACGCTCGCTACGGTGGCCAGTCCGATTCGGGCGAAGTAGACTTCCCTACCGTATTCATGGCAGGCGAAGAAGGCAAAAGCAAACCCGAGATGATTATAAGCGGTGGCCATTACAAGCGTTTCTCACCAGAGATAAAGTCATTGTTGCATAGCGAAATAAACCGCGTACGTGGATTTGAAGATGGACTATATCCACAGGCAGATACAAGCTCAGCAGACTACGCACTGCTCAACGCTTATATAGAATCAGGAATATTGGCAAACCAAGAGTTAATAGAAATTCTTAAGAATGGAATTGAAGCCAAACTAGTTCGAAACATGAAAAACGCAAGCCAAATAGAAGAAGATTTGCGCAGGCTAAATCGAATAAAAGAAGAAAGTATAGTGAACTAACAAAACAATTAACTAATGAATTTTGTAGCAAATGAAATTTTTGATGATAACGCAGTAAACGTTATCCACAATCAAATACTAAGGTTGGAACCATCATTGGCAATAACTGGAACAGTTGGCCGAATCTTAAAGGGAGATGTGCCAATGGAAGATATATATGTGTCTGCATTGGTTTACACTAGCGATCTTGTGCAACAAAGAAAAGGTGTATTGGGAACAATAGGGGGTAAAGTTGAACAAGAATTTGGTGACTCACTACACTCATCAATGATTGTGGATAACTGCTTACAGTTAATTATCGATGGCCATTACATTGAGATTTGGAATATGCCAGGCGATTCCACCGAAATTATTAACGGAATGCGAATCCAAACTAACATACCAAACAATATATTATGAATATAAAATATAGATCAGATCAGAAGTTTTCGCTTACCGCTTATCAAGTTCACCGTCCTTTCAAGGTTACTCCTAGCTCTGTGAATGTACAAAGCTTTATTAGTGGAACTTCCACTAACATCTCAAAAACCATATCCATTGCACAAGGATATACCGACACCCAATTCATTCAACGTCAAATTAGAATTGAAGTGTCTGACAGTTGGATAGTTCCACAAGGCGAGTTTTTAAATACTACAACTGTAAATATTAATAATAGAGCAATTGTTTTATTGCCATTATTAATTGAAACGTCAGCTATGGGGTATGGATTAAGAACAGGATCGATTCGAATAACAATTAATAATAGCACTCAGTTTATTGGTAGTGCTAAAACTAATCAACCTCCATTAGAAGAAATAACGATACCTATCAATGTATTAGTCTTATCTAACAATGATGTTTATGCTCCAAATATTAGTATATCTCATTTTCAAGGAAGTTCACTTCCTACAGTAGATTATAATGTAATGGCTAATGGCATTTTTAACCTGCAAATTCCTAATGCACTTAAAGTAGTGTCAGATCATATTACTAACGAAGTGGTTACTACAGATTACACTATTTATTCTTTAAATTCAACCGATAATTTAAAGTTAAAACTAATCGACGAAAGTATAGGTCTATTTGATTACCCAATACATCTATACAACAATGCAAACGACAGTTCGGCTACCTGTCATGTAAATGTAGAGGAAGAAATGGGTTACCAAGCAATCCCAAATGAAGTTTCGTTCAAAGCAATAAAAGACTACGAGGAAGCAGAACCAGTTAAAGTAGATTTGCAAGGAGTTGGTAATTTTACCATAGAAAGTCCTAGTTGGTTAAATATTGACAAGACATCTGGAAGCCATAGCACAAGTATAGAGCTTACACCATGGAATTCTGTAAATTTCGGACCTTCGGTACTACGTGGGTCAGTCAATATTATTATGCAAGGGGTGCTTAATACACGTATCCCAGTTACATATACAATTATAAAAGGAATTGATTTAAATCTTCGTGTTTGGCGATTGGTTAATTTTATAGCCGACAATAAAATAACCACGTTATATGCACCAAACTTAGCAAAATCAGTTATAGATATCAGAGCGTTTGATGATGGTAGAATGATCGGTAATGTGGTGGAAAAAGCACATTTTAAAAATAAATCTACATTCCATATTGGTCAACATGTAAAACATTTAATTCCAAGACCAAAAGTAAACTTACAAGCAGATGAGTATTTCTATAGAAATCTTTTTGTAACCGACATTACAGCTATGAGCATTGATGCAGACGAAGAGACTATTAATTACGAGGAGTTTTACAACACTGCTTTTTGGAAGGGTCATACACCTGTACAATTTAATGACGAAGTGGGAGTACTTAAACGCAAGAATCTGTTACAACGAGTGTATAATAACAGTTATATTATCCTTAATCTTATGAGTGTTAAAGATAATGTGTTTATAGAAGTGTTTAAAAACGATACACTTATAGAACATAAATCTATAAACTCATCTACCGATGTGTTTGGATTTAAAAGCATGATAACTGGTACATCTGGCGACATTATAAGTTATAGAGTGAAGTATGGCCATCCAGCCGACGGATTGTTCTATGAATCTTCTTATGTAGTTTTCCCAGGTCCGTTACCAAACTATAAAATCAGTCACTTGCTATTCATAAACGAGTATGACACCTTAGAGTCCTTTGCTACTGCGGGGGTCAGCATCTTGGAGGTTGAAGGTGTAAGCATAGATGTTGATAGAACTTTGGATTTTAAGAGAGAAATACTCCGCCTTATAATAAAATGAACCATAAGCTCAAAATCAATACTGGACATTGCCTCATGCAAGATAAAAATCTAGTATATAGATTAATGAATGCGAAACAAGTGTGGTTGCATACAGAGAGTGGGGATTACATTCCTATTATTCCAAACGAATATCAGGAATCAATTGTTAGCGATGCTGAATTATATGAAGCCGATTTAGAATTTAAAATAAACACAGATGACATTCAGAATTATTCATTCTAGATTTACTATAGATTTACCTATAGACTTTACCACAAATCTTGTTAATAATATATTTCAAGATTCATTAACCTATAACTACACTTTTCCGTTTTCAGTTACCTTAACCGAGCAGGAAAATGCTGCCCTTGGTTATTTAACCGATTTATATAGTCAGAACATAAATAGCATTTACGAAGACGTTAGGTTCGAGTCATTCAACCGTGTGCAAAAGGCAGTACTGCATATCGACTCTATCAAAGGGCGTACTGTAGAGTTGCGCGTTGTGTATGGATTGGAAGGTTTCCCAAACGAAAATATAATGTTATCGGATTTACCGCTATACAAACAGGAAGTCGAAGAGCCAGAAACTATATATACAATAGCAGAATCACTTAGGGATAAAACTTATCCAGAAACAGTATATAACTTTAGTGCTTTTCATTTAGAAGAAGGTATTATAAACACAGATACAGATGAGTGGGAATTCTTTAAAGGCACGGTAAATCTTTATCGAAATAATAATTATGTACAGAATGAATACGACGCCGAAGATGATTTACAACTAAACTACAACATAATGCAACCCACTCCATATATTATGCATGTACTACATAAGGGTTTGGAAGGCACAGGTTTTGAGTTGAGCGGTGATATACTGAACGATGAAGTGTTGGAGAAAACTACGCTCATAACCTTATCGGAATACTACCACCAAATAACCGATGTAGAGAATGAAGAAATTTACATTAAAGCCGATGAGTACGATTCAGTGATAGCTGTTGTAGATTTATATTGTGAGTACACTAAAGAGATAGAATTCACATCTCTAGGTAGATATAAAATATCTGGAAACCTAATGTTGAATAAATCTGGTTGGTATTCCGGAAATGTAAATGCAAACTTTAAATTTAATAATGAAACTATAGTCGAGTATAATGTAAATGATAAGGATTATAAGTACTTTAATATAGACTTCATCGTTGATGTAACACCAGGTATCCTCGGGGAAAAATTATATTTTGAAGCATTCCAAAATGCAAGCAAATGGGGCGATGATGGGGAGTTAGTGTATGATTTTACTTTATTAGATATTACTGTTTCTAAACTTACAAGCTATGATATTGATGGTAATCCTGTTTCCACATTGCAAATCCCAAAACATATAGACCTAAGCGAATGTGTTCCAACCGTTACCTACGGTGAGTTTTTCGATGCTGTAAGAAAAGCAAGAGGTTACGCTCCTCCTATTCCTTTAGGTGATAAGTTAATTGTAAATAAACTTAAATTAGGTGATAAAGGTAGAGCGCATGATTTATCTAAATATGAGAATGAGCCAGAGCGTATAACCAACAAAACCTTAGGTTATTTGTACACTCACGGTGAAATTTTCAACGAACATGATAAAGACTATTACCCAAATGTTCTGGTTACATCTAGATCCATGGATTACAATCCAAGATATGTGCCAGAAGAAGTAATTGATTTTTTCATTAGGCTGGTCACTATGAAATTGAAAGATAAAAACAATACAAACGCCCCTTTCCTTTTTACAGATGATAATACCCAAATAGTTGTGTCCAGCTATCCGTTATCACAACAAGTGCTAAATGAATATAAGTTACAAAACATTATAGGTCTATATGAAGAGTTTAATCGAGTGGCATTAAACAGTTTAGCCTACTCCGAAGAGTTGCAGATACTTGCTAATGACCTCGTCTTCGATGAAAACTCCACTATATATATGTACTCTAGTTATCTTCTGGTTGATACTTTACAGATAACTAGAGTAAATGAAAACGTGTTTCATGTAAATCTTGAGACTCGAAAGCTCTAGTAGTAACTGTCTAAAATATTCAATTTACTAGCAATTTCTTGATTGTTTATATGCACATACTCCATTGTTTGCGAAATATCACTGTGAACTAAAAGTATTTGCAGATCTTCAACAGTCCCCCCGGCATTTAGGAAATTTGTTGCAAAAGTATGTCTAGAGGTGTGGAATGTAATGTTCTGCTTTATCTTTACTGTTCTTGCTATTTTTTTCAACTCTCTATTCACATATTGATTAGAGAGTTTTTTATCAAATAGCTTTTCACAGTTATTTATAATTTCGCGTGTACTTTCAGAAACAACTACTTTCTGTGTTTGACTTTCGTATCGTTTTGTTTTTTGTGCTACATAATAGAACTCGCCTTTAAGCACTTCTTTTCTTTTCAATTTCATTAAGTCACTAAAACGCATTCCCCAATAACAACCCAACAAAAAGTAGCCTAATACAAGCTTAACTTCTTCTGTAATAAATTTATTAAAATAATATTCTAGAAGTTTACTTACCTGTTTTTGGCTTAGATGTGATTTAGCACCACGAGTACTACCTGATTTAATATCGCGTGGATCAATATTTAATCGAATTCTATATTTTCGAGCTACATTCAAATACTTTTTAACAGCATTAAGATTGGCAGCAATAGTAGTATCAGCATTTCCTAACTTCACTAGTTTACTGCGAAAATCATCTATCCACATTTCATTTATATTGTCGAATGGGATACTGTCATTGTACATTTTCGAAAGCTTTCTTATTATAGATTTATACCTATGGTATGTTCCTTCTGTAATTTCTTCTCTTTCCCGTTCTAAGCTAGCGCGAATAAAGTCTATAAAGTTTGTTGTATATATTTTTTCTTCGAACGCTTTTTTAAAAGCTAAGTAATCCAATGTTATATTTTGCAGTCTTGCTTGAATAACAATCTCATTGGCTCTAGATTCGTTCTGAGCAATAAGGATATTCTTATCCCTATAAGCACTGCTTACCTCTCTGAATCTTCCTTTCTCAGGTATAAAGTATTTGGACTTCCCGTATATTTTCAGTCCAATTCTAGTCATGCCATTTGCAGATATACGCAACATGACTTGTTGTTCTCCATCCTTATTTATATAAGAATGAAGTATAAATTTTAATCGTATCGACACAGCTCTTTTTTTTGTGTCAAGATCTGTGCAAGAATTTAATAATGTTCCCATTTTACTAGTTATATGTGTAGTTGCAAGCAGGTGGCATGCTTACAACTACACAACTAGTGATATGCGTTAGTAAAGAAACGATGCATTAGTGATCGCGGGAGGATTCGAACCTCCGACCGTCTCCTTAGAAGGGAGATGCTCTATCCAGCTGAGCTACGCGACCAAAATTCTTCCTTCTCAGGATTATGGTTGCAAATATAAAGGTTAAATT